TTTGTTTTAATAATTGTTTTATATTTATTGAAAAAATTAGTGATTGTATTTTTTTAGTATTAATTTTTATAGTTTGGTTTCTAAATGTAAAGTTTATAATATCTTTTGATTTTTTAAGATAATATATATATCTATACAAATTATAAAAAAATATATTAATATATTTTTGATTTAATTTAAATGTATTATTATCATATTTAATATTTACATTAGAATTTCCTATAATTTGTAATTTAGTTTTTAATCTATTCATAAAACTTGTTAATATATCAGGTTCTTTACATTCACCATCATTACATTTAAATTTAATTTTATAATTTGAGTCTTCATTTATATCAGTATATGTTGTTATAAATTGATCATTATTATATATTAATAAATAATCTGAGAATAATTTTGTAGTATTATTATTTAATTGAGTCCATTTTGAATATACATTATTAATAATATCATTTGATACCTCAGTTTTTGTATAATATTTTGTATAATATAATCTATGCGTAGAAATAACCACCATTTTAAATATTTGTTGTGTTTCTTTAATTAAATCAATAGAATTTAAATTATTTAGTGTTTTAATATCATTATCATTTAAATATTCAATTATATATTTATTAAAATTTATTACAATATTATTAAATAATTTACCTGTTATGGGATACTTAGTTTTTGAAGGTATATTATACAGTATATTATACAGTATATCTTTAATAAGCATTGAAATAGTATTTTCTTTATCAGTTTTATTTTGTTTATATGTTACTATAGTATTTAAATCATAAGAACCTACAGTAATATATAATCCAAGTAATAATTTATAAATTAATTCAAATATATAAATATTTATATAATCAATATTATTAAAATAATCAGATAATGGTGTTTCTTTAGTAAATATTACTAATTGCGTTGATTTATATTTTATATCAGTTATATTATTATTATTTTTTATATTTAAATCTGGAAAAGCAGGTAATATAGGATTATATAATTCAATTTGTCGATGATGAAGAGCAGTATTAATAATAAAATCAGTAAATTCTAAATGAATATCATTATATCCATAACCTTTGTTTTCATATTTATCATAATTTTGTGCTAACATAATATCAGACAAATTCATATTAATATCATCTGATTGAAAATATTTATTAAATAGATTACCTCTGGTATCATTAGGGTTATTAGAATAGAAATATCTAACATTATCTAAGTTAGAAGTCATATAAATTATATATATAAAAAATATATTTATAATTAATATATAAAATGAATTTTAATAATTTAATAGAAAATAGGAAAGTGTTAATAGTAATAGTAGTAATAGTATTATTAATAATATCAGGATTAATAGGATATACAAATTATAGAGAGAATTTTGATTCAAAACCATTAGAACAACAAGTTGTATATACAAAACCATTACCAATACCAATAGAAAAACCAAAACCAAAAATGGAAATAATATTATATTATGCAATGTGGTGCGGATATTCAAAAATGTTTTTACCAGAATGGGAGAAATTTGAGAAATGTTCAAATAAATTCCCAACATTAAAGATATCAAAAGTAAGATGCGAGGGAGATATGGAACAAATGTGTGTTCAAAAAGGAATAAATGGATATCCAATGGTAATATTATACAAAGATAATAAAGAAATACCATTTGAAGGAGATAGAACAGCAGATCAATTAGTAGAATTTGTAAAAAAACATTTATAAATATAATTAAAATTAATAATATTAATTATATTTATTAAATATATTTTTACCTAAAGAAGTTAATAAATCAATAGATTCTAAATTTTGATAATTAATTTTAGGGACATCATTAAAACCATAAAATGCACCCCACCAACCACCACCAATAGAACCAGTAGTATCAGTATCACCAATATGTAGCATAGAATAAATAACAAATTTTTCCCATTTACCATCAGAATCTAATAAACAATCATAAGCAATTATAACAGAATCATCTCCACCAGCCCCAGGTAAGTCATTTGTCTGAGCAACTAACTTATTAGCCATTTCATCTTTAACTAAACCAAAATATTTATGATAATATTCACCTCTATAAACTAAATTTTTAGTAGAACGTCTTTTAATAGGTTCTCCATTATCATCAAATTTATCTTGAACATATCTATACCATTTATTAATATAAATATGACTATCATTAATAAATTCAGGATATCCTCTACCAGTAGAATTAATATAATTACCAATAATATTACTATTAAATAAATCTAATAATTTAATACACCATAATTTAATTGGTATTTTTTGTATAGCATAAGATGTAAATAATGCACTAACAAAACCACCTAAATATCCAATGACTGAATTATGAGTCATTCTACTACTTTCAATTGATATTGAAATTAATTTATTTAAATCAGATTCTTTATGATAAGCCAAACCAATACAACAATTTCTCATTGAAGCACCAGAACCCCCAGACATAAAATTATAATCTAATTTATCCCAATCTAAACCATTTTTTAATTTTTCTAAATTATTCATTAAAGTGATACCAGGGAATCTTAATTCAGTTTCTTGAAAAAGAATATTATATGATATAATAAATTCATCTTTAAAATAATTCATAATTTTATTAATATCATCATTTGGTTTAATTTTTAATAAAGAATTAGCAACAGCAATATGCATAATTGTATCATCAGATATTTTCCAATTTTTAGTATTAATATGATTAATACCACCAATATCAATAAAATCATATAATAATTCAAGGACAGTATTATAAGAAGTTTGTTTAAAAAAATTAAATTCCCATTCACCATTTTTAAAACCAATAGCATCACCAGTTGCATGTAAAACCATACAAGCAATATAATTATCCATTATATTAAATAGATATAATAAATTGAGTTTAAAGAATACAAAATATATATTAAATAAAATTATATAATGTCATCAGTTAATTTATATGATGTATTAGATGTAAAACAAGATTGTAATATGGAAGAAATAAAAAAAGCATATATAAGATTATCTAAAAGATTTCATCCAGATAAGAAGAATGGAGATCCAGAAATGTTTGAATTAATAGTTCATGCATATGGAGTATTATCTAATCCAGAAACAAGAAAAGAATATGATAAATTATATAAAATTATAAAAAGATCAGATAAATCACATGAAGAATTAAAATATCAATCTCAAAAATATTATGAAACTGAAATTGTTAGTAAAAAACCAGAAGATGCAATAAAAGATTTTAAAAAGGAATTTGAATATATGGATAAAAAAGTAAATTATGATAGAAAAATAGAGAATAAAAAACTAAATACAAATGAAATAAGTAGAATGATAGATGATTTAAGATTAACTCGAGAACAAGAGGATATAGAAAATATACATGAAAATATATTTGAAGATAATTTTAATTTAAGTAAATTTAATGCAGTATTTGATGAATTACATAAAGACAGTAAAGAAATAATACCACATAATGATAAACCAACACCATGGAATGAAATACAAGGATTAAATGACAATTATGGAAATATAGATTCATATGATGAGTTATTTGATGATGATCAGAATAATGTATTAAATAATAATTATTCTTCAATAAATATATCAATGCCAGTGAAGAAGGTAAATAAGAAAGATATTACAAAAATAAATAATGCAAATTATACAACAACACATAATTTCAAAGATGATAATTATAAAAAATCAATACAAGAAAAATTAAAAGAAAGAGAATTACAAACTCAGCAATTACAAGATAGAAAATTAAGTGATTATGAAAAACCAACATTTGGAGGCTATGGTATATTTGAGAATATAGGTATAGATTTAAATAATGCGGAATTATTAGATGATATAGACATAAAGCGAAAATATCAGAAATTATTATTAGAGAGAAATAAAAATCAATAAAATATTACACCTTTTTCATCGAGAAAGGTGTAATAAATAAATTATTTATCAATATTAATCCAAGAAATGAAAATAGTAAATTTATTAATAATAAGAGTATCAATATTCATATTTCTTAATTTATTTTGGATATAATAAAGACAATCTAAAGAATTATAAAAACTACAACCAACAATAAGTTGAGGAACTTTAAAGAATATATCAGTTTTATTCATATTACTTGCTCTTTTAATAGTTAATAAACACATATCAAATGATTTCTTATATTCAAGATATGCATTAACTTTTTGTTGTTTTTTATTATCAATAAGATGTTTAACAACAGATTCAGTATTATTAGATTTATCAAGATTAAAGAGGTCATTAATATTAATAGGACCAGATGAGTTAGAATTAAATAAATTATCAGTATTAATATGATCCATGTTTATAATATAAAAATAGATTATTTATTAAATATAAAATACAAATGGAAGATTTTGATATACCATTATATAATAAAACATATATTATACAGAATAAATTGGATAATATATATATAAATTTAAATGAAATAAATAAATTAATAAATAATCCAAATTTAAAATTGATAATAGAATTTATTAAAACAATTTTAAATGAAAAAATGTTAGAAAATGAAGATGATATTACATTATCTCCATTAGAAGTGTTAAATAAAAAAACAAAAAAAATATTAATATTTAGTGGTGGTGGTATTAAAGGTATTGCTTATATTGGAATATTAAAAGCCTTAACTGAATTAAAAATAATTGATAATATACATACATTTGTAGGAACATCAATAGGAGCATTAATATTAGTATTATATATAATTGGATATACTCATGAAGAATTATATAATTTTGTAATAAAATTTGATTTTAAAAAAGCAAAATCAATAAATATATTTAAATTTTTAGAAAATTATGGATTAGATGATGGTAATAAATTTGAATATGTAATAAATCGATTAATTAAAGCAAAAAATATAGATCCAAATATAAGTTTAGAACAATTATATAAATTAACAAATAAAAAAATAATATTAACAACAGTTTGTTTAAATTCATCAGAAGTATGTTATTTATCACATGAATCACATCCAGAATTATCACTAATAACCGCAATAAGAATGAGTACTTCAATACCAATATATTATAAACCAGTTATATATAATAATTTAATATATATAGATGGAGGGTGTATAGATAATTATCCAATTCATTTATTTAGAAATAACTTAGATGAAGTAATAGGATTTTATTTAGTTCAATCTTGTGAAAATACTAATAAATTTAATAATTTAGAAGAATATATAATGAGAGTTATACAATGTTTAATGGTTGGAGCAAGTTTTAATTCAAAAAAGGGTTTTGAAAATTATACATTAGATATTGATACAACAGATGTTAATTTTATAGATTTTTGGATTGAAACTGAAAAAAAAGATAAATTAATTAATTTTGCTTATAATTATACTTTAAATAATATATCCAAAATTAATTAATTTTTGTTAATAATTTTCCTAATTTTACAAATAAATCCATTAAAAATATAATTACTATACCTATTAATATAATTATTACTATTTCTTTTATTTCATATCCAGTATTTATTTTTTTACTAATCATATCTTTTACATTTCCAATATTAAATCCTTCTATTTTATCTTTTTTATTTTTTTTAATTATTTTATTTATTGAATTTTTACATATTTTACATTTACTAATGTGATTTAAAATATGTGTATTTGATGATTTTATTGACTCATTCTCTTTTGTAAAATAATTTATAAATTCATTAATATAATATTGATGGTCATAAATATTTGATAATGATAATGATTCTGATTTTTGACTGTTTATATCAGAATCATCTAATATTGAACCAATTGAACCTGTTCCAATTGATCCATCTAATGATAATTCCTCTAATTCTTTATTTTTTATATCTTTATTTTTTATATCTTTTATAGATGTTCCATTTTTATTTACATTATCACTTTCAAAATCTCCTTGAGCATTAAAATATGAAGGAATAAATTTTGGATATTCTATTATTCCATTATTTATATATTCTTCATTATTATACTCTTTTTGATTATCTTCTACTGTTTTTGTTATTTTATTTATATAATTATTTTTATTATCCTCATATTCTTTTATTTGTTTATTTAGAGGATTATCAAATGCCTCTTCTACTGCACAGTAGTTCATCTATTATTAAAATAGAAATATAATATTTTTTTATTACTTTACAATATTTTTATATTTTTTTTATTTTGACTGGAATTATATATCCTCTCTTTTTATTACTCTATTTTATTTTTAAATTAATATTTTATATTTGAAGTAAATAAAAATATTGATTTTGAAAATAAAAATGTATAAATGTATATAAAAATAAATTTTATATTAAACATATAACATAATAATCATATGGGATCTGAGAATAATTTAAAAAATGAATATAATTCAAATTTAAATAATTCTGAAAATTATTTATTAAATGAAAATGATATACAAAATAAAATTAATAATGATTATAATACACTAGATAAATTATTAAAACAAATAGTTATAATGATAAGATATATAGTAAATAATTTTGACATAAATGAATTTTTAGAATCTTATGATTATAATGCAAAATTATTTAATAATATATTAAATGAATATAATAAAGAGAAAGATAATTATTTTAATAAACAAAAAACAGATATTTCTAATATAGAAAATGATAATCATAAGAATAAATATGTAGATTCAGAATCTAAATCAGAATCTAAATCAGAATCTAAATCAGAATCTAAATCAGAATCAGAATCAGAATCAGAATCAGAATCAGAATCAGAATCAGAATCAGAATCAGAATC